AGGTTACTAAAATTATTTATATTTTCCAATTGATAACAATGTCCTCAGCTGTCACCTTAACCTTGTTTATAAGCCTTCTAACAAGCACCTTTTGATTTTCGTAGTTCATTGAAAAGACTTTCTCAGCGTTTAGCAGTTTCCTCATATCAGCCTTTCTTTTGTTCTTCCTGAGTGCTGGATCGTTTTCTAGTTCAGTTTCAAGAGTCCCCCTCATGCTTATAAATTCGGCTGACTTGCTCTGTAATTCTTCAAGGGTAATGCGGTCATCTATGTATAGATCGTTAAGTCTGCTCAGTTTCTTTGATAGCTCCTCTATTTGTTTCTTATAGCTCTCACGGTCTATGGTCTCAGCATTGTCTCCTGAAAATATTTTGTCCAGGTAATCAGCGTCATCTTGTAGTTTGCTTATTTCTTTTAGCACAGAGGCCTCTAGCTTGTCTTTGTAGTAAAATCCTGAGTCACACTTTTTATTGTCGTTGTAGGTAGTAACGCCTCTCAGCGTTCGTGGGTGCCTTTGGTGGCATTCATATTTTTTTAACCTGCTCCCATCTTTCCTCTTTACGCCTAACATAATTTTTAAAGGAGCGCCACAATATCCACATTGGGCGATACCGGATAAAATGTACTTAGCTTGGAATGGTCTAGGATTGACATTCTCTGCTGCTGTTCTTTGTCTTATTTTTAGCTCAGATTGAGTCTTATCGTATTCCTCTTTTGAAATAATCGGCTCATGATTACCTGGATAAATTTCTCCCTTATACTGATTGAAACCACAATAGACAGGGTTATCGAGTATGGTTCTGACCGCCCGATAGCTCCAAGGCACATGCTTTGGGTATTTCTCATTTAGATCATCTCTCAACTTAGTAATAGATCTCCCTCTCAGGTAACTCTCAAAGATAAACTTAATGGTCAGAGCCTGAGCTGGATTGATGGTCACTGTGCCTGTCTCTTTGTGGTAATCGTAACCATAGGATGTCTTAGCCCACATCATGGATTTACCAGATTTGGCACGTCCTAGCTTGCCAAGTTGCATGCGTTCCTTGATTTGCTCCCTTTCTAGCTGAGCAAAGACGCTCAAGAGTCCAATCATAGCCTTACCAAAAGGAGTAGAGGTGTCAAAGTTCTCCTGCAAGCTCAGAAATTCAATCCCATTCTTGATGAATACATCCTCAATCAAGTGAAGCGTGTCTTTTTGACTACGGCTAAGACGGTCCAGCTTATAGACTAGAACTGTGTCAAATTTTCTTTTTTTAGCGTCTTTGATAAGACTTTCTAGCGCTGGTCTGTCAGTATTGGATCCTGAGAAACCTCCATCAGTATATACTTTGTATACATTCCAGTCTTTAATGTCGCAGTAGCTAGAGAGCTTGTCTTTTTGCTCATCTATAGAGTATCCCTCCTCAACCTGGTTTGTCGTCGATACCCTGACATATATAGCTACTTTATTTGTTGTTATCATAGTAGTACCTCTTTCAAAATTTCCTAAAAAATGATAAAATGGGTACAAGAAAAGACATCATGAGAGGTTATCTCCATGAAAATCTTTTCCTGTCACATGCCTCACGCTCAGAAGTTTGCCGACCGAGAGCGTGGGGCTTTTTTGAGTTATTTCCATTTTGGAAACAGTTGGTTTTATTCTTTCGATAAGTGTTGTTGAAGAATTAAGGCCACGTTGGCTTTCTCTTCCTCTGTCATAGGAGGTTCGTTTGGATCGTCTACCGAAAACTCGATAGCATGCCATTTATCATTTACTCTAATCCACTCTCTTCGTCTGTGGCATTTGCAATCTAGGTTGTGTTTAATCACTTCCATCGGTCTACTTTCGTTACTCATGTTATTTCTCCCTATACACACTGACAACTTCCCCAATAGTTCGGATGTCGTTGCTTTCGTCTAGGTGTATATCCTCATAATCTGGATTCAAGCTTTCCAGATATCCCTGACGCAGTTTCTTAACATAGTTAGCGCCGTCTACTTGGAAGATGCCGATAGTGTTATAATCAACCTGTTGGGTATTCTTTATAAAAAGATAGTCACCATTCTTTATCTTTGGCTCCATAGAGTTGCCGACGACATAAGCGATAGCGTCGTAGTCGTCTGGGATTTCATCCTCATAGAACGAAACCTCCATATCTAAATCGTCGTCCTGTATCGAACCACTACCAGCAGAGACAACCCCAGTAACACGTCGGTAAGTAGTCTGTCTGTAGTCGTCCAGTCTGATGATGTTCTCCGATACTTCGTTTATCTTCGTTTCTTCTTCGTTCCTCTGCTCTTTCAGTTGCCTCTTTGCATAATTCAGGACTTTGCCCTGTCTAGGTGGTTCTAGTTCGTCGTAGATGGTTTGGATTGGGGAAGTGGTAGGGATAATTTCAATAGATGAAGGTTTGGCTAGGTCAAATAGATATTGAGGAGAAACTTCTAAAGCCTGAGCGTATATTCTAATATCTTTTTCATCTAACTGTCTATTTCCGTTTTCATGGTTAGAAATTGTATTTTGTTTAAAACCTGTCAGCTCGGCAAGTTTTTTTTGAGTTAATTTCTTGGATTTTCTTACTTCTTTAATTGAGCTACCTAGTATATTCATATTAAACAACTCCTTTCATTTCTTATTATATACTAACGCGACCAAAAAATAAATAAAAAAATCTCAAAAAGTGATAAAAAATTATTGACAAATATCTCAAGATGAGATATAATTAAATCAAGCTTAAGGAAATAACAAAAACAAACCGGAGGGAAACACCATGAACACATTAAACGAGAAAGCAATCAACATCTTCAAAGCAGTAGCTAAGGAAACTTTAATCCAAGGTACTTACGAGGAAAACTTCCTCTACAGCCAACTTGAAACATTCTGTACTAACTGCCGTCAATTCGCTTTTGGATGGACAGAGTTAGCAGAGGAGATTGAACGCCAAGAGCGTTACCTTCTCGATTCTGGTTTCACTCAAGATGAAATCGATGATATTCGTTTTGATGCAGCATTTGAAGGAATGCTTGACAAAATGAATGTAGCCTGATTGGTATCACCAAGGTTCGAATCCTTGGCAGGTTGTTGCTCCAAGAGCAAAAAATAGAGAAAGGAGTAGGGAAATGAACGAATTAGAAAGAACAGCCCTCAATGAGATATTGAGGACCGTGACATATATTGCTGAGAAGTTGGATGAAGTAGATTCTAAGATTTCTTTGAACGATTCACAAGTTCCTGAGCAATAAAAAAGTCTTAACCTACTTTACACTAGGTCAAGACTTGCACACTTTGATAAGGTTTCACAGTCGGTGTAAAGCAACTGGTTGAAACTTCGCTGGTCATGCGTCCAGCACTGCAATCAACGTGGTTTGGCTAGTCTTTGAGTGTCGCTCGGTAGTTATCTGTCAGTCCCGCTATAAGCAGAGCTGCAGTCCCTCTTATAGTCAGCGACAGGCTCCGTGCAGTCACACTCGCAGTAAAAACGCGTTGGTTACCTAGCCAAACTGAATCACTGAACCACAGTCCCCTTCAAAAATTTTGCCAATTTGCATCAGCTCCTTTCTTGTTAAGGATAATATAAATATATACTGTTTTTGAAGGGGTTACATCGGTCTTAAGACCGATTTTTGGAGACGGTCATGGAAGATAAAATCATCGAACTTGCTGATTACTTCATCAGCGAAAACACAACGTACAGAGAAGCTAAAATAGCGTGTGAGAAGCTATTGAAACAAGTCAGCCATGAGATAGAACTCAGGGCGCTAGAGAGTGAGACGAAGGTATGACAAAAACGATTGCGATAAATACATCAGAGCACGATGTGCTGCTGACGGCAAGAAAAACCCACCCTGCTGTATTCGTCGATGGAATGTTTTTGGACGGAGTAGAGCGAGTGGAATTTACGAATCATTTTCTAGAGAGTTGTGAAGTTGTTTTAACGTTTAACGATAGAGTTGAAACCAATCCCTTCCCTCTAAACGATATTACTTTATTAGAAAAGTTATTTGGTCAGAGTTTGAACGGTCAATCTTTACGGGATATTGTCGTGCAAACTCTTGAAGATGCTGATTAGCATCTAAACCATCAAAAAAAGAAACATGAACACTAAAACTTTCTTTTCCGTTTTTCTTGGTTCTATCAAATTCTTTGCCAAGGACGATTAAAGAAGTTTCTAGCTGGTGATCAGTCATAACATTATCTCCTTTCTGACTACATTATAGCAGAAATCACGGAGGGTAACTATTAACACAAGGGGGTGAGTGCGTGCAGGAACTTACAAAAAAACAAAAGTTAAAAAAGCAAGAATTGAAGCCGAAAATAAAGCTTAGAAAAGAGAGAAAGAAGCATGAACTTACGACAGTTTTTATGGCAGATTTAATTGGTTTGAAAAATCGCAGACAATATGAATTAAAAGAAAATGGCAAAGCTCCATTCCATGATTATGAGATATCTATTATTTCTAATTATTTTCACAAATCAGAGAGTGAATTATTTTTTTAAAATAAAATATCTCAATTTGAGATTTAAAAGAAAGGAGAACTTATGACAGATTTTAAAAACTTGAATCTTCAATTAATCTTTCAGAAATGCGACGGATGATTACACTGCAGTCAAAAATGATTTTCTGAGAGATCCAAAGCTTGAGCCGGCAACAATTGGGATATTGATGGTCGTTCTCAGCAATAAAGAGAATTGGCTTGTCTATCCAGAGGAAATAGCTAGACGGTTGAATATTAGCCGCGAAATGGTTTTAAGACATTTCAAAAAGATTGAAAAAGCTGGATATTTAAGGACTGTCAAAAAAAGCCTCGGCAGAGGGAGAGGAGTTCAGACTTTCAGATTCTTCTCAGATACAAAAATAACTGATTTTCAATTTGAAATTATGTTGCAACGTCTTGATGAAGCGATAGCTATGAAGAAGTCTGAGTTATCCACAATTACTTAATACAAAGTTGCATTTTACAACATTGTATTTTACAACATTGCATTTTACAACGTTGTAAAATAAGGCACTAATAAATATTAACTAACAACAAGTATTAAATAACAATAAATATTAAAAGACAACCAGTCCTACTTCTCTAAATAAAAGAGAGGGTAGAAAAAATAAATACAAAGGAGGTGAGGAAATGAGACCAAGACGATATCCGTATAGTGGGAAAAAAGAGTCCACCTTTGTAAAGGCCGACCCTGAGTTAGTTGAAAAACTTTTAAGAAACACTAGTTTTCTTGAGTGTTTACAAAAAAAGCCTATCAATTTTCAGATAGACTCAGAAGAATTTAAGCGTCTTAGCTATGAAGCCATTCATGATACTTCTCAAGTAACTCAATAGGAGGAAGGAATAAAAGGAATACTATGAACGAACTCATCAACGTAACCCTGAATGACAATCAGGAGCCAGTAGTGTCAGGAAGACAACTACATGAGGCGCTGGGTGTTAATTCAAGATATACAACATGGTTTGACCGTATGAAGGAATACGGATTTACAGAAGGTCAGGACTTTCTCCCAAATTTGGGAAAAAGTACAGGAGGGCGACAAGCTACTGACCACATCATCAAGCTAGACATGGCCAAGGAAATTGCTATGATCCAGCGGACGGAGAGAGGCAAGCAAGTCCGACAATACTTTATCCAAGTAGAAAAAGACTTTAATAGCCCTGAGAAAATCATGGCAAGAGCATTGCTCATGGCTGATCAGAAAGTCCACAAGCTAGAGGCTCAGATTGAGGCTGACCGTCCTAAGGTGCTATTTGCAGACGCAGTAAGTGCAAGCCATACATCTATCTTGGTTGGCGAACTTGCCAAGCTCATTAGCCAAAACGGCTACAAAATCGGTGCCAATCGCCTCTTTTCTTGGATGCGCGAAAATGGCTACCTGATTAAGCGCAAAGGCTCAGATTGGAACGTGCCAACCCAACGTAGCATGGACTTGAAACTCTTTGAAATCATGGAAACAAACGTGCAACACGCAGATGGACATATCACTGTGAACAAGACACCAAAGGTCACAGGCAAAGGACAACAGTATTTTATCAATAAGTTCCTTAATCAGGAATACTTGACAGGATAAAAACAAAAGCCCCTCTGGAACGGCAATTCCATTGAGGGACTAAGCAAAATACTTTACGAGGTAATTATATCATGAAAACAGTAAAAAAGGAATGGGAGCCACGGATTGTAAACATCATGGCAGATGGTTCTCAAGTTGATGATTTGACAGGCTATGTCATCCCTGCTGGTCATTCGTACTATGACATTATTTTAGGCATGAACAAGCAATCTAACGAGGAGGGCGTAGCTTAATGAAATTACTTACTAAATTAAAACTCAGACTCGAAGGTGTTATTAAATCAGTCAACCTTGACTGGAGAGAGGTTGCTATTGAGGTTAGCAATGACCTTCTCGAAGAGCGCAAACGTCGCTTTATGCGTGAGCAAGAAAACCATGACTTGAAGCAGGAGCTTGCTGCCTACAAGTACAAAGAAAACTTTGATATCAAGGCTAGACTGCAAGGAGAAGTGTAGATGTACATTATATCGATTTATGTCAAGAATACTGAAACTGGAAACGAGGATTTCAGTTTGATTGGACGTGATTTCTTACCGACGGGGCACCAAGACTATATTGCAAGAGTTTTTGGAATAAAAGAAGAAGCGATTGATTACTTAAAATCTATATCTTACATCGCATCAGGTGTTCATGGTAACGATTGGGTTTATCAAAATGAAAAACTACCAGAAATTGAGTCACGTTGCCGAATTTGGAAAGTAGGAGAATAAAAGGAGAACAATATGTTTAAAGCACTAAAAACAATCAAAAAAATCAAACAGCTTCAGAAAGAAATGCACGATGTCAGTTTAGCCTTTCTGGCTCTACAAGATGTCGGATTGATGCCAGAGACTGAAAGAAGCAAGGCGAAGGCTCAAACAATGCACGATGTAAGCCACATGCTCAAGGACGTCCTGGGCGGCAAGTCGGTAGATGAAGCCATGAAACGTCTAAATAGCGAAGTGAAAATTGAAGAGGTGGAGCAGGAAGATGACAAAGATTGAAATTGAAAACCGTGTCTGGCTTTTGGCCAATCATGAAGAAAAAAACGAATTGCTGGATCTTGGGAAGGTGTATGCTCATGTTTAATTATGACAGAGATATAATGCAACCGCCTGAAGAACGAGAAGAACTTGACCCAGCTGATTGGATTTTCAGCGCTGGTCAATGGATCTATGTAGGAGATTTCTAGCCTAAAGGAGAAAAAAAATGACGCAGATGACCAATAAAGGAAAGTCGTTCATAAGAGCAGAGATCTCTGAAAAACAAAAAGAATATATCAGACTTCTTGCTGAATTGAGAGGCGTGACAACACAAGAACTTCTAGGTCAAGTTGTAGAACGCTTCATTGACCGGAATTTGCAACTTATTCAAGATTACAAAAATGAATTAGATGACTTAAATAGTAAGTCTAGACGCAGAATTGACATGAACACATAGGAGAAAACAAGATGACTAATAATCAATTAGCAACACGGATAAAACGTGACATCACTACTGATCCAAGTTTATTGACTGGGGCAGACATCAAAAAGTATTTTGACCCACAAAACCTACTGACTGAAAAACAAGTAGGTCAGGCTCTAGCCTTGTGTAAAGGTCGCAATCTTAACCCATTTGCTAACGAGGTCTACATTGTAGCCTATCAAAACAATAGCGGCACAGAGTTCAGCTTGATTGTCTCAAAAGAGGCATTTATGAAACGTGCTGAACGTTGTGAGGGATATGATGGTTTTGAGGCTGGAATTACTGTCATGAGAAATGGAGAAATGATAGAGATTGAGGGCTCTCTTAAATTACCTGAGGACATTCTAATAGGTGGTTGGGCCGTTGTCTATCGTAAAGACCGTTCACACAGATATAAGGTCACAGTTGACTTTAATGAGTATGTCAAAACAGACAGAAATGGCAATCCACGGAGCACTTGGAAATCAATGCCAGCCACTATGATCAGAAAAACAGCTCTAGTGCAGACTCTTAGAGAGGCTTTCCCTGACGAACTTGGGAACATGTATACAGACATCGATGGTGGAGATACATTTGACGCAATCAAAGACGTCACACCTCAAGAGAGCCGTGAGGATGTCGTAGCACGCAAGATGGCTCAGATTGATCAATTCAACAAAGAGCAAGAGGCAAATCATGCAGATCCTGAACCTACTCAAAATGAGGATCCAATCCAGGGCGAGTTGCTAGACGGTGAACTTGAATATTAGGAGGACAACATGCAAGAATTACAGGTAAAAGTAACACAAGCACAGGTTGAAATCATTGACCGTGAGAAATTTGAGCAGAATATCAATGAGGTTGTAGCAAAGTATCAAAATTACACGGTTACGGCTGCAACTATCAAGGATGACAAGCAGACACTTGCCGATCTACGAAAATTAGACAAGCAGGTTTCTGATGAACGGATCAGGAATAAGAAAGTCTTATCTGAACCAGCTGATGAATTTGACAAGTATGTCAAGAATGCCATCCAGCCTCTAAAAGACATCATTACCAAAATTACTGGTGATGTCAAAGAGTTTGAAGAACATCAAAAGGCTGTCCGAATTGACACAGTCAAAGGCTACCTAGCCAACAAATCAGCTGAGTACATGCTGGATCCTCGTCTCTTTGATGAAAAGGCCCTTGAGTATGTCAAAGCTAGCGATTTTATGGCAGATGGCGTGACGCTTAAAAAAGCCACTATGAAGTCACTTGATGACATGGTCACATTTGAATTTCAGAAACAACAAGAATTTGAAAAAGCCAAGTCAGCTATTTCAGGGTTATGTGCTGAGTATGGCATGACTGACTCACCTTACATTAGACAGCTGAAAGACTTGACTCTTGCTGAAGTCTTTGGACAAATCAAAGCTGATTATGAGTTTGAAAAGCAAAAGGAAGAAATCAGACAGGCTCAAGAACGAGCAGAGCGAGAAAGTCAGGAACTTTTAGCAGCCCAACAAACCAAACAGCAAGAACAGGCTCCAAAATCAACGGAAACCCCAAATTTTGACCCAGAAACGGGCAAAATCTTGGACGGTGGACAAATCCTCCAAAATGAGCCTAACGCTCTTAGAGGGGCTGAAAATGACCTAAAACGATATGCCCAAAAAATGACTTTAGAGGTGTATTTTGTAGACACAGCCGAAAAAGACTGTTTCAAGGCTGGTCTAAGTAAACTCGGATTTGATTTTAAAAAGAACTATCAAGTCAGCGGTTATCAACGTATCGATCCATTAACTCAGGCTGAGCTAAATGAACAATGTGGGTGGTAAGTATGACAGAAATTGAAAAAATTTCAGAAGAATTGGCTGAATATGGGGTGCCTGATGAGTTAATAGGAAAAATAGAGGACCTATTAGCGACTCTGTATGGCGAAAAAAGGAAATTGGAGATAGAAAAATCTTGGGATATTTCTCCAGAGTCAATGGGGAGGGTAACCATGGACATCAGAAAAATATCTGACAGCGTAGCCATCTACTCGGACGGCAAGAAATTGCAGGTTATCCACAACCTAGGGGATGAGTTTATCCTTGATTTCAATGTGGGAGAGGATAGCGTCTGGAACCTCAATGGCCAAGTCGTAGAAATTATTGACATGATTGAGCCTGTCTTTAAAGTTTTCAGCTTTTGCTCAAAATCTGGAGAGGGTATGCAACGCTTAAAACATGCTATCGTCCACTTTGAAATATTTGAGCAGTATATCAGAGATAATCAGGAAGACCTGATGATCTGGTGGCACAATCCAGGAGGGGAATATGATTAAAACCGTATTTTTTTCATGTGATTATCCACATCATGAGGCGATTGACGACCAAATAAATAGCTGGCTTGCCGAAAATCCAGGCATTAAGTTGATTGACATCAAATTTCAATCAAATGTGTCTGCTGTCGCTGACAGTGGAGTCAGTGCTGAATATTGGCATACATCCGCATTGATTATTTACAAAGTTCCCTCAGAGAACAATATAAGCAGTATTAATTCAAATGGTTTAGGTTTCATAATCAGCTGTGAGAAATGTGGTAGCTTATCAATAATCAAGGGAAAAGATGTAGGTCAAAATGTATGTTATGAATGCAAAGGAGAGAAATAATGAATGATTTTATCAAAGAGATTGGGATGGCTATCCTATGGATGTTTTTAGGGTATCTCTTGGGAGAGCGTAGCACTAGAGGGGGACAAATCAGATGATCAATAACGTCACACTGGTTGGGAGGCTTGTAGCGCCTCCTGATCTACGAAAAACGCCTAATAATGTATCTAGTTTACAGGGCACGCTTGCAGTCAATCGCAATTTCAAAAACGAAAATGGAGAGCGTGAGGCTGATTTTATCAATTTTCAAGCTTGGAGAGGTACAGCTGACATCATTGCTCAGTATTGCAGCAAGGGCTCACTTATTGGCCTCACAGGGCGCTTACAAGTTAGGTCTTACGAGAAAGACGGTCAGCGTCGATATGTGACTGAAGTAATCGCTGAGAGTGTAGCTCTGCTAGAGAGTCGCAACAGTCAGCACGGACAAGGCAACAGTTTCCAAAATGGGAATAGCTCACCTTTTACCGATCCAAACCCCTTTGACCTCCCAAATGACGGTTTGCCGTTTTAGGAGGTATATATGTCAAAAATTAAAATTCTTGACGCTTGCTGTGGCAGTCGTATGTTTTGGTTTGATAAAAACGAAAGTCACACAATTTTTATGGACATTAGGCAAGAAACATTTGAGATACATGACAAAAAGGTCAATGTAGACCCTGATATTATCGGTGATTTTCGTGACATGCCTTTTGAAGACAACACATTTAATCTAGTTGTGTTTGATCCACCACATCTAAAATGGACTGGACCTAATTCGATAATGAAAGCTCAGTATGGACAGCTGGACAAAGTTACCTGGTCGGAAGATTTGGCCAAGGGTTTTGAAGAATGTCTGAGAGTTCTAAAAGTTGGCGGCACACTAGTCTTTAAATGGTCTGACCGTCAGATAAATGTAAAGAAATTACTAGAGGTGATACCATTCAAGCCCTTATTTGGTCAGCAAAGAGGCACCACACACTGGCTAACGTTTGTAAAGTTTGAGGAGGACAAGAATGGAGTGGACGGATTGGGTGGATTGGAAACCTGAAACCAAAACGGACATTAAAACCAAAATTGAAAATGACGGGTACACTTTTCCACACTATGACAAGAAAAACAACGGCGTCAAGTACGTCATCTCTACACTGGACATCAAACGAGACTGTCTAAGACTTGGAGTACCGTTTGAAGATGTGTACCCTTTGCAAACGACACTTTTTTAACAGGAGAAAGAACATGGCAAGTAAAATCAATGCGACAGAACGTATTGCTATCATCATTGAGAAACAAAAAATAGAGGTCGTTACGACTCTAAACTATGATATGAGCATTAGCTTTGATAACAAAGACACGGCTCCTACACTAGATGACAATGGTGACCTTTTTGAACCGGTCTACAAGTGCAAAGTTAAGGCAATTCCCAAAAATGATGTATTTTTCACCTCATTAACACGAGTCAAGAGCAACATCAAGACGCTACAAGAGGTTAAAAAATTCTTTGAGTTCGTAAACGAAAACAGAGAAAATCTCTTTGAGATGGCAGGATTTAAGGGGGCTCTTGAATGAAATTGACCCTGAACATTGAGCCTAAACCTCAATCACGGCCAAGGTTTGCAAGACGTGGGAGTTTTACCACAACTTACGAAGACGAGGATATGAAAACATGGCGCAATCATTGCCAGCTGCTCATTGCTAATCAGTACATGGGTCAGCCTATCCTTGAGGGAGCTTTGAGGGCACGGCTTAGATTTTATATCAAACCTCCTCAGTACATTTCTAAAGTCAAGAAGAACCAACAGGCCCTCCTGGATGAAATTATACCAGTAGGCAAAAATCCTGACATAGATAACTACGAAAAAGCGCTATATGACAGCATGTCAGGGATCGTCTTCCAGGACGACGGTCAGATAGCTCTGCATGATGTAGGCAAGTTCTACAGCTTAAACCCTCGCATAGAGGTAGAGGTGGAGGTCATGGAATGGAACGCATGAGGCGAGATTATGACTGAGTATTTGAAGAAATGAGGAAATTAAGATGACAAAAACTATCGAACTACCAGACTATTATGAACCCGATTGGGGAAATGCAAGATACGGAACATTAGAAGAACTAAAAGAGCTGTTGCTCTATAAGCGTATAGTGGAATGGGATAAAGATTTTTTACTACTTGAAGATGGGACAAAAGTCACTATTGAAATGTCTGAAAGTGATTGCTGTGCCTCAGCAGGTGGGGAGTTTCAAAATGTTTCACTTGACGCTGTAATCACTAATGTTGAAATTGGAGAACAGGAAGAAATCCCTGACCATTGGGGAGCGGGTTATAAAAACAAAGTAACCATCTTCCACAATCAAAATCCTGTAGCTATCGCTAACTGTGAGGCAGAACATAATGGCTATTATTATAGCGTGGGCTCTCTAGTGATTGGTGATATTCATTTCCCAGTAGTCCATGCTTAGGAGGCTGATATGAGAATTAAGACGGAAAGCGGAGGAGTTGGAAGATGATGGAAGAGTTAAAGCAAAAAGTTAATGAAGTATACAACTGGACGGTAGAAGACGGGAAGCCCAAACCTCCCAAGCAAGATTTACCACAAGCGGTGAAAGACCGGGCGGACTATTTTTGGGAAATGGCAGAAGATGGTATGACGTTTATGGGAGCGATGGAATGCATCTTCGCTGATGAAAAGCCTACAGACTATGATTTGGGAGCTACTAAGGATTGGTTGCCAAAATCTAAGGAGTTTGATGATTGGGTTGGCTATTCGCCAAGCATGGCTCAGGTAGTTATTGCAGTTTATTTGATTTATGGAGGAAACTAAGATGAATAAGCAGGAATTGATTAAAAAATTAGAGGAACGAAGAACAATAATTGGGAATTTTCAAGGTTATGCAGTTTGGTGGAAGGATGTAAAAGAAATCTTTGAACAACTAGACGAATCCGAAATAGGTCACGCAGATGAAGCTCCACGCTACGTAAAGAACATACTAGCACGATTGCGAGAATTGCCATTGCATGATAGAGAGGTTTGGTTAAAGGCTATCATGAGCGAATTTGAACAGGATTTTAGCCGTGCAAAATGGCGAGAGGGCTACGAGCAAGGTAAAATTGAGGGTATGGTTGAACGTGAAAAAGTCAAAGTTCCGCGGTTTGTGGCTGAATGGATTGAGGAAGCTAGAAAAGCTTGTAAAGACGTGGTAGAATTATTCGAATTTGATTTCACGAACGATGAAGTTAGAAAATGGTTTATGCAAGAAAGACCATTTGATTTAGTAGCTAGAGCATGGCTTGATGGCTACGAGGTCGAGGAAGAGAAGCGGTATTTGGTGACTTTAAAAAATAGGCAGCCTTTGGTCAAATCGCAATCAGGGAGTACTCTTTATTTTAGTCAAGATATAACAGCTAGGAATTATAAAGGTACTCAAAAAGAACTAGAAGACGCAAACTTCGGCTGGGTGTTTGATTGTGAAGGAATTGAGATTGAGGAGGTGGAGTGATGACACAAACACTTGAAGAAGGAATGAAGAATCAAAGTAAATGCATAAAAATCCCAATGGAAATCAGACCGTTTGATGTGGGTTATCGAATAGTAAATAAACACGGTCAAGCGCTTACCTTAAAAAACGGAGCAAGTATATTCGCTTTACCTTCGCTGGCCGAAAAAGCGATAAAGAAAGAGTTTGGAAAAAATGATCCAGACTTTGACATTGAAAAACATTTTGTTGAAGAGGTCGCTATTGTCAATTTAAGTAAATTTCATAGTTACTTTGAGGGGGTGGAGTGATGTCATGTAGTGAAAATTTAAAAAAAGAAAAAGAATTGACTGCTGCTATTTCAAATTTCAAGATAGAAGTCTTACAAAATGATGATAAATTGAGCAGTCTATCATTAAGCAACATCAAAAGGCAAGCAAGGGATCTATATGAATGCTTAGTATGGTTGCAGTATAATGCGGAGGAATCAGGTAGATGAGTTATGATTTGGAAATATTAGTAAAAATAGAGAGTGGAGATTATATTTGTATCGCTGAACCTAAATATAGTTCTCCGACCTACAATCTTGGAAGAATGTTTAGAGTTGCTATGAACTGGGATTTTGATCAAGACACTACGTACAACATCGCTGATGTTTTAGATAACATTCAACGCGGTATCTCTGAACTAGAACGGTACCCTGAAAAGTATGTGCAGTATGAACCTGAAAATAGATGGGGAACAGTTAGCGTTGCATTGGAGGTTTTAAAGTCACTGAAAGAGTGTATTTTAGAACAAGATATTGATACGAAATATTTATATATGAGGTGGTAATATGAGACGATTCATAGCTATCTGGATTCTTGTCTCTGCCGGATTGAATATCTGGCAGAGTATCTACATTAAAAAGTTAGAAGAAAAGCGCCCGATTGTCGTCTATAAAGCTGATAACGCAGGCGCTTAGATATTCGGTAAAGTCGTCGAGAAAGGACGGCATGGCAAGCTATACACGCTTACCATTCGTGACTACGGGGTGTTTGTTAAAGAAGAGGATTATGGAGAATAAAGATGCCAAATTTTGCAGAAGGAACAATTAAACTAAGAGGACATGCAGAAAATATTAAATCGGCTTTGAAATATATGTTTGAAGCTGCTGGTGATGTCACAATCGAAGAAGATACAGATGGTGAGCTAATCATTTTCACTTCATCAAACTCTTATTTTTACATCAATGGCACAAAACGTGCTTTTATCGACGGTGAAAGTTTTGAAATTCATCTTGATGATGATTTTCTTATCATCGAGCTTAATAATTTTACGCAGGCATGGCGCGCTATCCCAGACAATTACATAGAAATCTCTGAAAAATTTAATGTTGACATTAAAATCTTTACATTTGAACAGGGCTTGGAATTCACTCAAGAAATCGAAATTTCAAAAGGGAAAATTTTAAAAGACATTGTATTGAAGTATGGTGATTATAGATGGGAAGTCGCATTTAGCAATTTAGGGGGATGAACAGAAGGAGGATTTGGCATGATACCGAAATTTAGAGTGTGGCATCATGAATTAGGTAGACTGATGTCAGTCAAATGTATGTTTTTTCAGGATAGCGAGATTGAAGAATTTGAGTTAAACGATACTTTAATGAATGATTACATTACAGCTTATCCTGATGAAATCGACCTCATGCAATCAACAGGACTCAAAGACAAGAACGGCAAGGAGGTATTCATCGGTGACATCGTTAAATGTACAAGAGGATGTCTCCATGAAGTATATTTAGAAAAAGAATACGGTGGCACATTCATAGGTGGAATGCCTGCTGTATACCTAAAAGGATTTGGAGATGGATATGCGTGGACGGAATATGAGGAAATCATCGGCAACATCTACGAAAATCCAGAGCTTTTGGAGGTCAACGAGTGAGATATTTTAAAATCCTATGTATTGTTTTATTCGCATCCTTACTCGTAGCATGTCACCAGATTTCGAGTGGGACAGTGGTAGATAAGTACATTGATGAACCTCACACAACGTTCATACCTGTTATAAATGGTAAAAGTTCGGTACTTGTGCCAACCAGAACCAAAAGAAAATACATTCTGGTCATTTCAGGATATGCAGGCAATAAGCAAGTTGAAGAAAGGTTTGAAGTGACAGCAAATGAATACAAGCACTATGAAATTGGCAATACTTTTATACAGGATGCCGTTTTAGAAAATAAGGAGGAGGCTAAATAATGAGACCTTGTAAATATCCATATTCAGGAAGAAGAAAAAAACAAGAAACGCCGTCGCCAATATTTTCTGCACGACCAATTTTTGACGAAGTTCCAATTGTAGAAGAAGTTAAGGTTGAGTTCGGAGTTGAAGCTAGTATGGGGCGCATATATCCAGAAACGTTAATACATTTAGATATTTCTGGATACGGAAATAGAGTGCATTCAGTACATCGCTTCCCCGGTATTTTACTGAGTGTTGGTGAGTCAATCCAACTAAAGATGCTTTTCTATAAAAGACTTAGAAATTTTACTACAGATCGTTTCTTGACGTTTAGAGAATCTGATTGGAAGTTCTTTATCCGGGACCTGGTCAACGAATTTAAGCATTAAAAAAAGCCAAGACACTCTCTGCCTCAGCTAATAGTTCTCGCAAAGACTATTATATCACAAAGGAGACAGAGAGTGAACAAGGCTAAAGAGCTCTTGAAAGAGTTGCAGGATCTGGACATGGACATCCAAAGCCGTATAGACGAAATTAACGAGCTTGAGGCAGGTTTGCTCTCAAGCCCTAAATGGTCCGAGGTTAAAGTCCAAGGTGGACAGACTAGAAAAGTTGATGATGTCTATACTCAGTTGGTAGTGATGAAAGAGGCTATAGAGCAGGATACTAAAGAGGTCATTAACAGAAAACTTGAATTAGGTAGAATGATCAATAGGCTTAAAAATCCAAAGTACAGGGCAGTATTAAGAATGACTTACATCAACAAAGGCACCGCTGATAGCGTTTGTTATGATTTGAATATGAGTCGTACAACCTACTACAGGTTAAAAAATGAGGCGGTCTTAGCTTTGGAAGAAGTTATCTAACCTCATAGTGAGCTTATGGGACTTTTTGGAACAGCACGGTTCTAAAAATCTGTTAGAATGGTAGTATCAAGAATTGAAAAGAGAGGTCTCAGAATTGGTAGATGGTTACCTGTAATGTCAGGGGGCTGTAATGGCCTTGGAGGTTCAAGTCCTCCCCTCTCCTTTGAGTGTTTGTGTCCCAGAATGAGTTAAATCTTCTGGGTGGGGATTCACATATCACTCATTAACTCCTATCACTCATTAACTTAAAAATGGTTGCGGAAGCGACTGGACCTCGCATGATTGCGTAGCTAATTATATTCCGGATAAGTTATAAGCTAGAGGGTTTGATTCCCTCAGAGGTTTTAAAGACTACAAAAAATAAAAAAGAAGTCAAAATTTAATACGCACGCAAGGTAGTAGTCGCCTTGCAAGAAGGTCGCACATCGTGTGGCTTTTTTGATTGTTTGAAAGGTGGTGATGGAAAATTGAGTGGATTGAGAATAAAACAAAAGAGATTTGCAGATGAGTACATCATCTCAGGTAATGCGACGGAAGCCTATAAGAAAGCAGGTTATCGTGTTTCTAGTGATAGAGTGGCAGGCGTTGAAGGACATAAGTTACTAAAGAATCCTAAGATTAAAAGTTATATAGATGAACGGTTGAAACAGCTTGATTCTGAAAAAATCGCAGACCAGCAAGAAGTCCTTAGTTATCTAACCTCGGTAATGCGAGGAGAGACACAAGAACAGACTTTGATAAGCATCGGAGAATTGGGTCAAACGATTACGGATATTAATGTTGGAGCAAAAGACAGAATCAAGGCAGCCGAACTATTAGGAAAACGTCATAGGCTTTGGACAGACAAAGTAGAGGCAGACGTTTCTGGGACGGTGGTGTTTGCAAATGAGTCAGACATACCAGATTAAGCAAAACGATATTGTCGTTGACTTACCTAAGACAGTAGGAGCTGGGTACGGACAGTTCTGGCGCTCAAGAAGTCTTTATCGTGTAGTCAAAGGGTCCCGTGGTTCGAAGAAGTCCAAGACAACCGCTTTAAACTATGTTGTCCGTCTTTTGAAATATTCCTGGGCCAACTTGCTTGTTATTCGTAGATACTCGAATACCAACAAGCAATCAACTTATACGGATTTTAAATGGGCGTGTAATGTGTTGGGTGTGACTCATTTGTTTAAATTTAACGAGTCTTTGCCTGAAATAACCATAAAAGCGACTGGTCAAAAAATCCTATTCCGTGGTTTGGATGATGAACTCAAAATCACATCTATCACGGTCGATGTCGGCAGTCTTTGTTGGGCATGGTTCGAGGAAGCATATCAAATTGAGACTGAAGACAAGTTCAGCACGGTTGTTGAGTCTATCCGTGGTAGCTTAGATGTACCTGATTTCTTTAAACAAATCACAGTCACATTTAACCCGTGGAATGAGAGGCATTGGCTCAAGCGTGTATTCTTCGATGAAGAGACGAGACGGGCTGACACATTCGCTACTACAACCACTTACAAATGCAATGAGTGGCTTGATGAAGTCGATATCAAACGCTATGAGGATTTGTATCATACGAACCCCAGACGTGCTAGAATCGTTTGTGATGGTGAATGGGGAGTTGCTGAAGGTTTAATCTATGAGAACGTGACCGTCAAGGATTTCGATAAGGATGAATTGCTACGAGATTCAGCTAATAAGTTATGTATCGGTCTTGACTTTGGTTTTACTCACGATCCAACCGCTTTGTGTTGTTCGTTGATAAATGACACGACGAAAGAGATTTATGTCTTTGATGAGGCGTATAAAGTCGGATTGATAACCAAAGAAGTTGCGAAGATGATAAAGGACAAAGGTTATCATCGCTCACAAATCATTGCTGATAGCGCTGAATTACGACTGATTGAAGAGCTCAGGTCAGAACATGGCATATCTAGAATAAAAGAGAGTCGGAAAGGTAAGGATAGTATTATGGCAGGTGTATCCAAATTGCAAGGATACGCTATTTATGTGCATCCAGATTGTAAAAACATCATGGATGAATTTTATAGTTACTGCTACCAGCGAGATAAAGAAGGCAACTGGTTGAATAAACCAGAGGATAAAAACAACCACTTGATGGACGCTTTGCGTTACAGCCTTCAATGTATCGAAGGTGGGAAAGCAACCGTCCGCAGACGTTCTGATTATGGTCTATAGAGAGGAAAGACATGTACCAATATTTAACCTATCCACGGGATGGATATGATGAGGGTTCTTTGAAGAAAGACCTGATTTACAAATTGATAACGATACATAGCACTGAAGGCTCGCATTTGAAGAAGCTTAAAAGCTACTATTTGGGTGAGCATGCTATCTTAGAACACACGAGACGCAACGTGAACGCACCTAATTACAAGACGGTAGCCAATCATGCCAAGGATATCGCAGACACGGCTACGGGCTATTTTATGGGCAATCCTATCAAGTATAACAATACTGCTGACGGTGATATCGATGAACTACTTACAGCCTTTGATGGTGCTGAGATTGACCAAGTAGATGCTCAGAATGCTTTGAACATGGCTATCTATGGTCGTGCTTACGAGTACATCTATGCTAAAGAGGGTATGGCTGAGTTGGATTCAACTAGTATTGATCCGGAGAATACTTTCATGGTCTACGATGATAGTATTGAGCGGAAGCCTTTGTTTGCGGTCTATTACTATGAAGTAAAAGACGATACGAAAGACACTACCAAGTACCAGGCTGAGGTCTTTACCGAAAATCTGCACTATCACATGGTGCTGAGAAGTACAGATTCAGGAACAACTCAGAGCGAGGAGGCAACACCTCACAACCTTGGTCAAATCCCAATTATCGAGTATCGCAATAATCACTTTGCAATCGGCGACTACGAGCAACAGATTAGCTTAATTGATGCTTATAATTCCTTGATGGGTAACCGTGTTAATGATAAGGAGCAGGCTGTAGAGTCTATACTTGTCTTGTATGGCACGCAGTTAGCAGACACTCCAGAAGACGCTAAGGTAGCAATGAAGATTCTTTCTGAAGAAGGTCTTTTGGAATTGCCGGGCGATAGTGCAAGGGCTGAGTTCTTGAAGAATACGCTGGACGAAAGTGCTACTGAAATCTTGCGTACAGCTCTTAAAGAGGACATCTACACATTTAGCCATGTGCCTAATTTGACTGATGAGAATTTCGCAGGGAATACATCAGGCGTAGCCATGGAATTTAAGCTGATGGGCCTTGAGATGATTACTAAGACCAAGGAAGCGAACTATAAGCGAGGATTGCGTCAGCGTATTGCGATTTTTGCTCATTACTTAGGCATGAAGCAGATTGCTTTAGAGTCTCATTCAATCGTTCCACAATTCAGTCGTGGTTTGCCTAAGAACTTGTTAGAAATCTCTCAGATTGTGAACAATTTGGAAGGCAAAGTGACCAATAGACAGCTTATTTCTCTCTTGCCGTTTGTGGAAGACCCTGACGCTGAGCTGGAAGCCTTGGAAGAAGAGAAAAAGAAGAACATGGAAGACATGCCGATGTTCAACAAAGACAACACGAAACCCGAAGACGAGGTAGAGGATGAAGAATCAGGAGTATTGGGCGAAGAGGAAAGCCAATCTGATTTACCAGCAGATGGACAAGGCCGAAAAGCAGGCAGACCAGTTCGATAAGGTCTATCAGGAAGCCAAGACTTACTTGGATAAGGAAGTCAATAAGATTTTTGATAAGTTCCAACGTGATTATGGTCTAAGTCAGGTGGACGCTAGACAAGTCTTGAAGAACATGAAAGACAAGAAAGACTTGAATGAACTTCGTAAGGTGCTTGAAGCAAGACCGAATGATCCAAATATTCAAAGACTACTGGCTGACTTAGATAGTCCGGCTTATTCTTTCCGTATGAAGCGTCTAGAACGTTTGAGTGATGATTTAGACCGTATGCGTGAATCTATCTATCATTCAGAAAAGACAGGCTCAGACGCCTTTTATAGCGACCTGATGAAGGATAGTTACTACAAGGCTACCTTTGACCTGCAGCAGCAGACAGGACTAGCATACGGCTTTTCTGGGCTTCCTGAGAGCGAGATTAAACATCTACAGTCTTTCAGTTGGGTAGGAGATGGAAGTACGTACTCAACAAACATCTGGAAGAATACAGGGAAGCTTACATCAAGCATAAAAGATGAATTACTCATAAGCCTTATGACAGGCCGAGATACACGAGAAACTGCACAAGCAATTGCTGAGCGGTTCAATGTGGGGCAGAACGATGCAAGGCGTTTGGTTCGGACAGAATCAGCCTTTTTTCATAACCAAATGGAGCTACTCAACTATGAGGAAGCGGATATAGAGAAGTATATCTTTGTGGCCGTCTTAGACAAGCGTACATCACGCATTTGTCAGGAGCATGACAATCAGGTCTATGATAGGGATAAGGCTGTCCCTGGTGTCAATTGTCCGCCTATGCACCCTTGGTGTAGGTCTACTACTGTCGGATACGATGAGGACGCAGACTACAGCAAGTTGAAGCGCAGAGCAAGGAATCCAGAGACAGGTAAAGTTGAGTACGTGCCTGCCGATATGACTTATAAAGAGTGGTATAGCAAGTATGTTGCGAAAGATGTAAAAAATGAAATACAAGATTATAAGAAAAGTGACAAAACCGTTTCAAGATATAATACCCCAAAATTGTTTTCTGATGTTAGTAACGCATGGGATGAAATTGGGAGGGGTGGATTATCGAAAGAACAACTTGTAGACTTGCTAGAATCTGAATATGAATTAGGTAATTTTTCGAGCGATATAGCAAAATTGATAGGAGTAAGTTCTGCTTATATAGATGTTAGTAGTTTAGCTACTTCATTAGTGAGACATGGACAACAGTATTCCTTAGATGAATTTATGTTAATAAAAGAGGCGGTTCAAAAACCTTATTTGATTCTAGATAATTCAGAGAGGGTTGAAAAATCAATTATTTCATATGTAAAAATACCTAACAAAGATAAGGTCATTATGGAAGCGGTGATGGTGCCACGAGATGAAATGCTAGTCATTCACTTTAACAAGGTGGGGATTCGTCAAGTTAAAAAGAATGAAAAAAATATGTCGACGCTTTACAAAAAGGGAAAATAATGCTATACTCTTGGTAAAGATAGAGGTTGAGAATCTGTCACCAACGCGCCACTTATAGTGGGTCGAGAAATGCAGGAGCCCCGACAGTCCTGCCTATCTGTGCACTAAACAATCGTTTAGTGCTTTTTTTGTACTCAGAAAGGATTGAAAATGGACACAGCAAGAATTGGGATAACTAACGTAGAATTTTCAGGAACAGGCGAAAATGACTCAGCGACAGTGAAATTAGAGTTAAATATTTATGGGGCGGATACGTTCAGCGCGATTGAGTTACTACCTAAAATATTAACCGACATTCATTCATTATCGTATGAAGTTGATTGATTGTGACATTAAAAGGAGTGAAAACATGTTTATATGGGATTGGGTATCAATCGCCTTTGGGTGGTTGGTATTTTTGTTGTTAATATTTATTATTATGGCCGTAATCAGCGGAATAATTAAAGGTGTAAAGAAAGGAACAGAAAAATGGAAGAATGGAAAGAAAGATTTAAAAAAGAATACTACGAATTGAAAGAACGATTCCAGAAGTTAGATATGATGATTGGGAAATACGAAAAAGGGCAACTAGAGTTTGAATCTAAATGTCCGATTGATTTGTTAAAAGGTCAGCGTTCAACCATGTGGAATTATTTAAGAATTCTAGAACAACGTGCAAAAATTGAAGAAATTAAACTATAAAAATTAACCGCATCGAAATCGAGGCGGTTTTCTTATGCTCTAACCGTATGGAATCCCGTACGGTTTTTATATTGTCCAAACTGTGCCGATGACATTAAAAGCTGTACTGTTCCGTCGCCGGACGTAAAGCGAGATTATCGAGTGGCGACGTAATCGCTGGAGGACAATTATGTCAGAAGAAATCAATGCAACTGTATCTACTGAATCAACTGAGACTGTCGACACTCAAGGAAATGTTGATTCAGTGCAGGAAGAAAAGCACGAACGAACTTTCACTCGTGCTGAAATCGGTAAGATGCTATCTGCCGAGCGCTCTAAATGGGAAGCTGAGCAAGAAGCCAAGGAAAACGAAGCCAAGAAACTTGCCAAGATGAACGCTGACGAGAAACAGAAATATCAGTTGGATCAGCGTGAGCAAGAACTAGCTGACCGTGAAAAGGCTATTGCTCGTAAAGAATTGACCGCAGAAGCTAAAGCAATGCTAAGTGAACGTGACTTACCTGTTGAGTTAGTGAACGTGGTTGATTTGACAAGCGCAGAGACGGTATCGCAGTCTGTCGCTGTATTGCAGAAATCATGGGAGCAAGCCGTGCAAAAAGGCGTTCAAGAAAAACTAAAAGGCGGAGCTCCAATGAAACAAGCGCCAGTCGATAGTGACGGTATCACAAAAGAAGAATTTGCTCGTATGGGTTATCAGAGTCGAAATGAGCTCTATCAAAAGAACCCAGAGCTTTATAAGAAATTGAAAGGATAATAGAAAATGACAGCAGGACAAACTAAATTAGCCACTATGGTTAATCCAGAAGTAATGGCGGATATGGTAGCCGCTAAATTACCTAAATTGATTAAATTTACACCGCTAGCGTATGTAGAGACAAAGCTTGAAGGTCAACCAGGTAGCACTTTAACAGTGCCAGCATGGGAGTATGCAGGAGACGCTACTGAAATTGAAGAAGGCCAAGCAATTACGCCAGACCAATTGACTACTAAAAAGACTACTATGACCATCAAAAAAGCAGGTAAAGGTTATGAAATTACCGATGAGTCTCTTTTGTCAGGTCTTGGTGACCCACTAGGTCAAGCGACTTACCAGCTTGGTTTAGCTATTGCCAACAAGATCGATAATGATTTGGTAGCGGTAGCTAAAACTGCAACACAACATATTACAGAAACTCCAACAACTCTTGAGGCAATCGATAAAGCTCTAGATATCTTTGAGGACGAAGAAGATGCACAGTATGTTGCTATCATCAACCCTAAAGATGCTACTAAGCTAAAAACTGCAGTAGCAAAAGAATGGATTAAAGGTTCAGAGCTTGGAGCAAATATGGTTGTTTCTGGAACCTTCGGTGAAGTTGATGGTGTGCAAATCGTGCGCTCTAAAAAAGTTGATGAAGGTAAAGGCTTCCTTGTTAAAGTGTCACCAAGTCAAACTCAGACAGACGACGCTAACAAATATGGAGCTTTTGTTATCTTGCTTAAACGTGATGTGGCTATCGAAACAGACCGCGATATCTTGAAGAAGACTACCGTAATCACAGGTGATGAACACTACGGCGTTTACCTTTACGACCCTACACGAGTTGTAAAATTCGGTGGCGCGTAAGAGGTGACGATATGAGTTTATTGCTACGACGTCATTATATTCAAGAAGAGCAGGTTAACCAGTATTCTGATTTAGAGAATAAAACTCTAGAAGAGTTGAAGGATCTAGCGAAAGAAGCAGGTGTAGCAGGCGCTTATAAGTTGACAAAAGCCGAAATTGTAGAAGTTTTGGAGGAACTAAAAAGTGAAATTTAAAATCAAACAAGATTTCTATGATTGGGAATCAAATGTGAAACGACTGGCAGGAGAGGAACTTGAGATTACTGAGGAGCGCTATGTTGAGCTGGCTGACAATATTGCCAGCAACGGTGTTGCTATCTCAGATGTTCTTGAGAAAATCCTCCCTGAACCTGAGTTCTTAGAAGAGGATTGATATGTCTATAGAGTTGCTGAAGAAATTAACAGGCGAAGAAGATACTCAGCTTCTCATGTTGCTCCAAACAAGAGCTACAAATCTTATCTTGTCAGAGACTAATCGCACATCTTTGACACCTGCTTTAAGTCTTTTGATACCTGAGGTTGCTATCGAGCTCCACAACCGCTCAGGAGCGGAAGGAGAGCGTTCTAGAACCGAAGGTGGTATAGCAGTAGTCTACGGAGAAAAAGGCCTGTCTACGGGTCTTCTACAGCGAATACGCATGCACAGGCTAGCAAGGGTGGCAGGCCATGTTTTTGAAGCAGAGTAGACTGAAACCTTATCCAATGCGACGGTTTGAAAAGACTGTCACTGAGGAAGGTGTCGCAAAAGAAGGATATGTCAAGGAAGCTGAGACAATCCGTCTTGAGTTGTGGCCAGCTAGTAGCAAACTACAGTCTGAATTGTATGGCGAGCGTGTCAATGATATTTTGAACGCAAATGCCAACAAGTCAGCTACAATCAAAGTGAAAGATGGTGTGTGTATCGATAGCCAGACAGAAGTGACTCACAGGGTTATTTCTAAAAAGGTCTACACACATCATCAAGTTTTGGAGTTAGAGCGTGTCAGGGCTACTAGGGGCAGATAGGCTCATAGCTAAATGTAGACGATTGGCTAGTAAAAAAACTGGCGAGGATATCGTCTTACGTGCGGTACACAATGCTACTATAAAGGTTGTCCAAGCAGATGCAAGAAGACTCGCACCAGCGAGAGATGGAGAGCTTATAACTAGTATCAAAACTAGGGCAAAAATGGACGGAGATAAGGCTATAGGCGAGGTTTACACCAATCTTAAATACGCTCCTTACGTTGAGTTTGGGACAGGGCCAATAGGACAAGCTAGCCATTCGGGTATCTCTCCAGAGGTCAGCGTCACTTATAAGTCTAATCCGTGGTATGTGCATGAAGACCAAATCAATGTAGGACCTTACCATTTTCAAAAAATTGGGGAGTTCTACAAGATGTATGGTCAACCTGCCCAGCCTTATCTTTATCCAGCTTTGAGAGACAATCAAGAGCGTGTGTCTAAGAATATTTCGAATTATGTCCGTAGAAAGATAAGAGAACAAATAAAATGATTAATATCAAGCCTGTTATTTATAAAGAATTGCAAAAGGTCGCAGATAATGTGACTGATACTTATCCTAGCGATTGGGAGACTTTCCCAGTCGTTATTTTTTTAGAAGAACAAAACAAGCCGGGTGATTGGTTTGATGACCAGGAACAAAAATCATCTATCCGCTATAAGGTGGATATCTTTGATGATACCAGCACTAGTGAGTTAGCTGTTAAAATCAATCAGATTTTTGAGTCTTTAGGTTTGCGAAGAACTGACTGCCAAGACGTTCCAGACCCGTCTCATTTGAGACATAAGGTTATGCGTTTTGAAGGTGTCGTTGATTTACACTCAGAGCTTGTTTTTCAATTTAGAATGGAGAATTAAACATGTTAGCAAATGGAATTACGCTATCTTATGGCGAATCTAAAGAAACTTATACTAAACTTGTTGGATTGAAAGAAGTGCCAGAGTTTGGTATTGAACTCGAAAAAGTAGAAAATACTACTCTTGAAGATAAAGTTAAGAAGTACGAGTTTGGTATTGGGGACGTAGGAGAACTTGAGTACAAGTTCTCTTATAATAATTCAAGCGCAACTGCTCCTTATCGTGTATTGCGTAAGGCAGCGGATGACAAGAAAAAACTCTACTTTGAGCAAACATATCCAGACGGGACTAAGGTTAAATTTGAAGGTCAAGTATCTGTTAAGTTAGGCGGTGGCGGTGTCAATGCCGTTATCGAGTTCACACTTAAGATTGCCTTGCAGTCAGAGTTGGAATTTACAGACGGTGTTGGAGGTTAATTAAATGGCGTTAAAATACACAACTTGGAAAGTTACTGACGAAAAAGAGTTGAAGCTACGTTTGACATCTCATCAAGCTGCAACTGTGGAAGAAAAAATCGGCATGAACTTGCTGAAGATTTTCATGCCTGAAGCTGGCGAAGAGTTCACTTTACCGCCTTTGAAAGTTATGTTGTTGTTAGTTCACGGAGCCTTGCAGCAGTACGAACATGGGTATTCCTTTGAAGATGTCTACGACCTATACGATGAGTACGTCGATAACGGTGGAGACCAAACAACATTCATGACAGAGGTGTTGATGCCGCTATTTGAAGTATCGGGTTTTACTCCACGAGGAAGCAAGGACAAGAAAACTTCCAAGAAGAAAATGACAGTAGTCGAGTAATCTTAACAGTAACGCAGATTATTGAGAGGCTTTATCCTATGTTTTTGGACATCGGGGGCAAGCCTCTTGATTTTTGGGATTTGACGGTGCTTGAAATCAGAGAAATGATTGAAAGCTATAACCGTGTCAAAATCCAAGAGCGTAAAGAAAAGATTATTGACTCATACAGACTTTCGCAGATGATATCCAACCACGTTTCTTTATTGTTATCCAAAGATGCCAAGGCCTTTGAGTTCTGGGAATATGCGCCTGAGTTGTTTGTAGAAGAACAACAAGCAGTAGAACAGGAACGACAGAGACAAGCGCTTTTGTTGCATAAGGAACGGATGCGTGATTTTGCAGAGAGACATAATCGAAAAAGGAAGGAGGAAGTAAATGGCAACTCTTGATGAATTGAAGGTCATGATTGACGCTGAGATAGCGCCTTTCAGGAAAAAGATGAAAGAAGTCGAGAATCAGGTCAAAGGAACATCTGACCAAGTGAAAAATGCCACTGCCAAAGTTCGTGAACAGTCGAACTCAATCGGTAGTGCGTTTGGTAAGCTGGCTAAGTTCGCTGGTTTTGCAATCCTTGGTAAGAAATTACTTGATGTTGGGATGTATTCAACGCAGACAGCTCTTGAAGTGTCAGCGTCTATGAACCAAATCAAGCGACAGATGGGTGAGAGTTCGCAATCTTTCTTAAAATGGGTTAACGATAACGCCAACGCGATGAATATGGGGGTGGGTGAGGCGACCAACTATGGTGCAGTCTACTCAAACCTATTTTCTGGATTTATCAAAGACACCAATAAGCTAAGTGCTTATACTGCTAAGATGTTGCAGACATCGGCAGTGGTTGCTGAAGGTTCAGGGCGCACGATTACAGACGTTATGGAGCGGATTCGCTCAGGTCTACTAGGGAACACCGAAGCAATTGAGGACCTAGGAATCAACGTCAATGTGGCTATGATTGAGTCCACTGAAGCCTTTAAGAAGTTCGCAAACGGGCAAAGTTGGCAACAGTTGGATTACCAAACCCAGCAACAAATCCGCCTTATGGCTATTCTGGAACAGGCTACAGCCAAGTATGGGAATACCTTGTCTAATTCTGTAAATGGTCGTATCAGCCTGTTTAAGTCGCTGATGAAGGACGCAGCATTGAACCTTGGTAACTCTATGTTACCGATTATCAATGCCATTATGCCTGTCTTGAACTCTTTTGCTATGGTTTTGAAGAACGTGACTGCTAAACTCGCTGAGTTTATCGCTTTGATGTTCAACAAGAAAGCAACAGTGAAAGATGGTGTTGGTGGAGCAGTTGGAGACATGGGTAACGCCATGAAGGATGCTGCAGGCGGAGCAGGAGACCTTGCTGACGCAGTAGACGACGCTGGAGATTCAGCAGGAGGACTTGCTGACAATCTTGGAGACTCCGCCAAAAACGCTAAGAAGGCCGCTAAAGAGTTGCTAGGTCTTTTGGGATTTGATGAGATTAACATCTTGCAAAAACCAAAAGATGACGACGCAGGCGGTTCTGGAGGCGGTGGCAAAGGTGGTAAAGGAAAGGGAGGCGGTGGCGGACCTTTCAAAGACATCTTGCCAGAAGTCGAGTTGACCGACATGGACAACAAATTCAAGAGCATTTTTGATGGTCTTGGAGATAAGCTCAAAGGGTTGTTTGACCTCTTCAAGAAAGGTTTTGATGCAGCATTTAGACCAGAAGGTATAAAACGCATTAAGACTGCCTTAGACCAAATAGCTAAGACAATGGGAGAAATCGCCACTGACCCAAGGGTTGTGAATGCCTTTAACCGAATGGCTGAGAAAATTGCTTATGCTTTAGGGCAAGTGACAGGTTCAATAACCACTATCGGGCTAGGTATCGGTGTTTTCCTTGCCGAAAGTATTGCAAATGGCCTTGGAAGGCAAAAAGAACGCATTACCAGGGCGCTAGTCGCTTTGTTTGATAATATTGGTAACATTTCCGAGGCAGTAGGAAACATAGCTCAGGACTTTTCTAGTGCTTTCTACGACGTCATTACCTCAACTGGTGCGGTTCGTATCGGTAGCGCTATTGTGTCAACTCTGTTGAGTTTGACATCTACCATTGTTGAAGTTGGTAGTAAATTAGCAGGAAGTTTGTTTAAAGGTTTTGAAAAAGTCGTTGTGACAAGCGCTCCTAAAATTTCATCAGTCTTCCAAAGTTTATTAGATACTGTTGCGCCTGTATTTGAGAGCATTGAAAGGTCTGTTAACAAATTTGGCGATGGCTTAAGTCGTGTTTATGATGAACATGTAGTCCCTGCTATTAACTCTATTGCTAATGCTTTTAATGGGCTAATTGACATTATTCAGATTCTCTGGGAGAATTCCTGGCAACCTTTTGCTGAGTTTTTATCAGGAGTATTCGGTGTTAGTATTGAAGGAATTTCAGATTTATTAGGAGGTGGCCTTTTAGCCACTTTGGGACTATTGGCGGATGCTATTAAGTTAGTGGCAGATGGTTTCACCGTTTTTTCTGACTGGTGTAAAGAAAACAAAGAACCTATCGTAGCTTTGATAACAACTTGGCAAACGATTAATTTCTTATCATGGGCAGAACAAGCTGGAGGACTTGCAGGAGCATTCAGCTTGTTAGGTAGTAAGGTCTCTTTGATTGTTGGAGGGATTAAGAATCTAGGTCTTGCTATTAAAGCATTGACATTTGATAAGTTGGTCAGTTTTGGTGAAACAATCTATTTGAACACCTTATATGCAAAAGATTTTGTGGTCAATTCAGGTAAAACAATTGCACAGCTAGGAAAAACTGCTTTAGAACTTGGTAAATCAGCTCTAGCATGGACTGCTCATGCAGCGAAAATGGGATTAGCAACCGCGGCGAAATTTGCACATTCTGTTGCAACAGGAGTCGCTACAGCTGCAACATGGGCTTTTAATGCAGCGTTAGCAGTTTTGACAAGTCCAATAACATGGATTATTGCAGCAATCGCAGCCTTAATTGCTATCGGTGTTTTGCTCTATCAAAACTGGGACACTGTTGTTGAGTTTGCTAAAACTGCATGGCAAGGACTATGTGATTTTATCAGTGGTATTTGTCAAGCGATTGGCGAATTTTTCAGCGGTCTATGGACGAAACTACAAGAAATCTTTGAGCCGATAGGTCAATGGTTTGGCGAGAAATTCCAGCAAGCATGGGACGCCATTGTAAACATATTCTCTGGCATCGGAGAGTGGTTCTCTGGTGTATTCCAAGGTGCATGGGACGCTATCGTTAATATCTTCACACCAATCGGCTCATGGTTCGGACAACGTTGGGCAGATGTGACTAGTGCGTTGGCTAATATCGGGGCATGGTTTACTGACATGTTCCAAAAAGCATGGACTGGCTTAACAAACATCTTTAGCAAACTAGGTTCATGGTTTGGCGAGAGATGGGCAGATGTGACTAATGCGTTATCCAGTGTTTCAAACTGGTTTGGTGAGATGTTCACTAATGCTTACAACGCAGTAAAAGATGCTTTTAGTTCTATTGGCGACTTCTTTAAAGGCGTTTGGGATACTGTTAAAAGTATCTTCGTAAATGCTGGTCAGATGGTCGGAGAGGCAGTAGGTGGAGCGTTTAAGAGTGCGGTCAATGCGGTTCTTGGAACGATTGAAAATGTAGTCAATGGCTTCATCGGAATGATTAATGGAGTTTTAGGCGTTGTCAGAAACTTACCTGGTCTAGGATGGGTTGGTAGTGTAAGTACAGTTAGCCTCCCTCGTCTTGCCCGTGGTGGTATCGTCGATAGTCCAACAATCGCCATGATTGGTGAAGCTGGTAAAGAGGCGGTCGTACCACTTGAAAATACAGGATTTATCCAAACACTTGGACGAGTAGTCAGCAGTGCGGTAGTAAATGCCATGGCTGGTGTTAGTCCACAAGGTGGATTCTCTGGCGACGGCGACATCGTTATCCAAATCGCAGGCCATGAGTTCGGACGGGTAGCCATCCAAGAAATCAACAAGGAACATGAACGAGCAGGTCAAACCTTGCTCAAGATTTAGGAGGTTAAATGGCACAATTGACAATCAATGGGGTGGCTGTGAAGCCTCCCAAATCTTTTCAAGTCGGTATTAAAGATATCGATGGAGAGACAGGGCGTAATGCCAATGGCGACATGGTGCGTGACCGTATCACGACCAAACGCAAACTAGACTGTGAATGGGGTATGATGACTCAGGGAGAAATAAGTCAGCTTTTACATGCTGTATCATCTAAATTTTTTGAGGTATCTTATCCAGACCCCATGGATGGCCAAGTCACAAAGACTTTCTATGTCGGTGATAGGACAGCTCCTAGCTATACCTTTACTGAGAAGTTTAAACCTTGGTCTGGCGCTAAATTTAATCTGGTAGAGAGGTAAGAAAATGGACGCTTTAACTAGACGACAATTTGACAGAGCCATGTTTGCCAAGGAAAGGACGCTGGCTATTCGTGTTGGTGAATATGCTTCACGGGATATCAAAGAGGCTAGTTTTGAGTATGGCTACATCAAGGGCGATACTTATAAGCCTGGTGGAACCTGCGCTGGTAGCGGTAAAATTACCTTTACCAGTATCATTACCACGTTCAATAAGCTGGATACCCTGCACCCTGAGATTGGTCTACTGGTTGGGGATACCTACCAGTGGGTCAAGATGGGGGAATACTTCATCAACGATATTGAGATTGACCGAAACCGAAACACTACCACGCTTGAACTTATGGACGGTATGTTTAAGCTCAATCGTGAGTACGTGACGGACTTGCATTTCCCAGCTGAAGTACGAGAGGTTATTCAGGAAATCTGCCTGAAAACAGGCATTGAGTTAGCGAATGACTATTTCGGAATCAGCGCGATGCGTTATCATATTGAGCAAGTTCCTGAGGGCAAGAAACTTTCCTTTAGGGATATGCTGAGCGCTATGACTCAGATGATTGGGATGTCTTGTTTCTTCAACAGAGAAGGCAAGATGGAAATCCGTGATTTGACTGAGTCCAATATCACGATCAACGCTGACAGTTACTTCTTGCATGGCTTGACCAAGAGTGAGATTGAGTATCAGATAGCTGGTATCACTTGTAAGACGAACAAGAAGTCTCTGACGGTCGGTATGAAGACAGGCCGGTCTTTGGAACTAGACAATGTCTTCATGACCCAGAGCGCTTTAAATGACCTGTATTACAAGCTGAAAAACCTGACTTACTATCCGTATAATCTCAACTACCAAGGGCATTTGTTACTTGAGGTTGGGCAGTGGGTAACCATTCAGACCAACAAGAAAGAGACTTTTAAAGTTCCCGTGTTAAGTCAGAGCTTTACTTTTAAAGGTGGTCTGAGAGGGCGTATCAGCGCAGATAGTAAGGCTGGAAACGATACTCAGTATTCTTACGAGGGTACGATTACCAAGCATATTAAGCAACAAGGTGGCATTGAAGCGAAAATCCAAGCGCAGATTGAAGCAACAGATAAAGATTTTGACCAAAAGGTCGACAAAATCAAAAAAGACTTTAACGATCAAGTAGAACTGGCCAAAGCCAGAGCTGAAGAAGTCAAGAGAGAACTGTCTGACACTATCAATCAGCGATTTAATAGCTTTGACAACGGGCCATTGAAAGAAACTAAGCGCAAGGCTGAGGAAGCTTTGCGAAATGCTGGCGCAAGCAGCTTACTCGCTCAGGAAGCGAAGCGGATTGGGCTGGATTCTGTCGCTAGACTTGAAGCGTTTAAGTCGCAGACTACGAGCGCACAAACGGCTCTGTCGGGTGACTTGGACGCTCTGAAACGGACTATCGCGAATGATATTCGACCGAAGCAAGCACAGGCTGAAGCTGAGATTGCCAAGCAAGTTGAAGCACTTAGCCGGACTAAAAATGAACTGGCTGGCGCAAGTACCCTGCTTGCACAGGAAGCTAAGCGGATTGAGCTGGATTCTGTTGCTAGACTTGAAGCGTTTAAGTCGCAGACTACGAGCGCACAAACGGCTCTGTCGGGTGACTTGGACGTTCTGAAACGGACTATCGCGAATGATATTCGACCGAAGCAAGCACAGGCTGAAACTGAGATTGCCAAGCAAGTTGAAGCACTTAGCCGGACTAAAAATGAACTGGCTGGCGTGAAGTCAGCGCAAGCGACGTATGAGGAGACGACGACTCGTAGACTGTCAGAACTGACCAACTTGGCCAATGGTAAAGCCAGCAAGTCAGAACTCACGCAAACAGCTGAGGAGCTGGCTAGTCGGATTGCGAGTGTGCAAGCATCCGGTCGAAATCTATTCTTGAACTCACTATTCAAGCAGGATATTTCAAAAACAGGAATTTGGACAACGAGTACATATACGGCTACTATCGATAGCGAAAGTAAGTATCTTGGACACACCGCTCTTAAAATCATAGGTCTGAATCCATCTGGCCGTGATGGAGGTAATCCCAAGGTTACTTATCCAGCTCTGGGTCAATTCGGGAAAGTAATTCCCGGAAGTACGACTAATCAAGATGTAACCATTAGTTTTTATGCTAAGGCAAATAAAAATGGAATAATGCTAAGATCTCGATTAGGGAATATCGGATATAAAACTGGAAATGTGACATTGTCGACAGAAATTAAGCGATATGTTGTCCATATTCCAAAAGGTTGGACAAACGAATCCAAGCAGACCACAAATGAATGGTTGTTCAATTTCAACCAGGAAGGAACCGTTTGGATTTGGATGCCGAAGTTTGAAATAAGCGATGTAGATACTTCTTATTCAGAAGCTCCTGAAGATATAGAAGGTCAGATTTCAACAGTTGAATCGACCTTTAAACAACGAGCCAACTCGCTCGACGCTGGTGTAAGAAGCTTGACTGAAGGGCTTAGAACCAAAGTAGATATCAGCGCACTCAATGTGACTGCTGAAAATATTAGGCAATCTGTGAAGAGCCTTGAGACAGACACGCAGAACAAACTAAATCAGAAGTTGAGTCAGGCTGAATTTGAGGTGCGAGCCGGCTCTATCCGTCAGGAAATCCTGAATGCAACCAAAGATAAAGCCAGCAAGTCAGAACTCACGCAGACAGCTGAGGAGCTAGCTAGTCGGATTGCGAGTGTGCACTTAGGGCGCAGAAATCTGCTGAAAGGCACAAAAGAGCTTGCGAGATACAAGCCGGTTAGTGAATATAATGGTTTTAAAGTTATCAGAACAGTCGCAGGAGCAACTAGATATCAGGATAGCTATGTGGAAAGAACCGTTATACCAACGGCTGGGACAGAGTATATAGCTATCTTTTATGCACGAGCCAGTGAAAATGACTATCCTGTGCGCTGTCATTTTTACAATCCTAACACGGTTGTATCATCAGAAAACAGCAGCGGATATAAGTCAAGGTCGTCAGATGGCTTGTCTATTATCCGTCTCTCGACAGACTGGCAGTTGTGCTGGGTTAAATGGACCCAAACCGCAACAGATCAAGCCAAGACGGTCATCATTGGCCGCCATGGCCCTCAAGTAGGCGGTAAAGAGGGGGTATGGGTTGAAATCTGCGCCCCTGCCATTTTTGAGGGAAATCTTGCAGGTGACTGGTCACCAGCATACGAAGACCAAGACGAACGTGTCTCAGCGGTCGAATCCAACTTTAAACAGCGTGCTGATTCACTCGAAGCTGGTGTAAGCCGTCTGACTGAAGGCCTTAGAACCAAAGCCGATATCAGCTCACTCAACGTAACTGCTGAGAATATCCGGCAATCTGTGAAGAGTCTTGAGACAGACACGCAGAACAAGCTAAATCAGAAGTTGAGTCAGGCTGAATTTGAGGTGCGAGCCGGCTCTATCCGTCAGGAAATCCTGAATGCAACCAAGGATAAAGCCAGCAAGTCAGAACTCACGCAGACAGCTGAGGAGCTCTCTAGTAAGATAGCGAGTGTGCAGGTCGGGGGTAGGAATTATATCCGGGGTACAAAGCGCATGATGCTAGCCAGAGGATTGTGGGCATCAGGTACTTTTAGACCGTCAGGCGCTGGGACGGCAAAGACGATTGATGTATCAGACAGTCCAGCAACTGGCTTTGATAAAGCGATACGATTGACCTCAAGCAATGCTAGAGACCAAATAGGTATTGCTCAAGATGGATTTTATATCTCGCAAGGCACATACACGATGTCTTGTTGGGTCAAAGGCAGAAGAGGTCAAAAGGTCAAGCTACAAACTTATTGGCAAGTCAATGATAATTCGGGTATTTCGCCCATCTTTACATTAAAGGATGAAAATTGGACAAAGCTATCGTTTACTAGCGCTAGAAATAGGGCTGGAGTCGCATCAATTGGCTATGTGTATCTCGTAAATGCTGAGGTCGGAGAATATTTAGATGTTCTTGCGCCCCAGCTGGAAGACGGAAGTTTGGCAACAAGCTCAAAAGAAGCTCCTGAAGATATAGAAGGTCAGATTTCAACAGTTGAATCGACCTTCAAACAGCGTGCTGATTCACTCGAAGCTGGTGTAAGCCGTCTGACTGAAGGGCTTAGAACTAAAGCGGATATCAGCGCACTCAACGTGACTGCTGAAAATATTCGGCAATCTGTGAAGAGTCTTGAGACAGACACGCAGAACAAACTAAATCAGAAGTTGAGTCAGGCTGAATTTGAGGTGCGAGCTGGCTCTATCCGTCAGGAAATCCTGAACGCAACCAAGGATAAAGCCAGCAAGTCAGAACTCACGCAGACAGCTGAGGAGCTGGCTAGTCGGATTGCGAGTGTGCAGGCATCCGGTCGAAATCTATTCTTGAACTCACTATTCAAGCAGGATATTCCAAAAACAGGAATTTGGACAACGAGTACATATACGGCTACTATCGATAGCGAAAGTAAGTATCTTGGACACAAGGCTCTTAAAATTATAGGTTTGAATCCATCTGGCCGTGATGGAGGTAATCCCAAGGTTACTTATCCAGCTCTGGGTCAATTCGGGAAAGTAATTCCCGGAAGTACGACTAATCAAGATGTAANCATTAGTTTTTATGCTAAGGCAAATAAAAATGGAATAATGCTAAGATCTCGATTAGGGAATATCGGATATAAAACTGGAAATGTGACATTGTCGACAGAAATTAAGCGATATGTTGTCCATATTCCAAAAGGTTGGACAAACGAATCCAAGCAGACCACAAATGAATGGTTGTTCAATTTCAACCAGGAAGGAACCATTTGGATTTGGATGCCGAAGTTTGAAATAAGCGATGTAGATACTTCTTATTCAGAAGCTCCTGAAGATATAGAAGGTCAGATTTCAACAGTTGAATCCAACTTTAAACAGCGTGCTGATTCACTCGAAGCTGGTGTAAGCCGTCTGACTGAAGGGCTTAGAACTAAAGCCGATATCAGCGCACTCAACGTGACTGCTGAGAATATTAGGCAATCTGTGAAGAGTCTTGAGACAGACACGCAGAACAAGCTAAATCAGAAGTTGAGTCAGACTGAATTTGAGGTGCGAGCTGGCTCTATCCGTCAGGAAATCCTGAACGCAACCAAGGATAAAGCAGATAAGACTTTAGTTGTATCTGAAGCTGGGAAATTGCGTGAAGAATTTTCAAAAATGAAGGTGGGAGGACGGAATCTATGGATAAAATCCAAGACGGTTGGAGCTGTAATTGAAAAATTACCTGAAAACCACGTCACAGGTCAAAAAGAATGCTATAGGCTAGAGAACAACTCTACTTTAACGTTCAACCTTGAACCAGATTTCAGCTCAAGGTTGTACCAAAAAGTTACTTTTAGCGCTTGGATCAAGTACGAAAATGTAGTCCAAGGTCGAAATTTTTGGAATGTATTTAATTGCTTCAAACATTATCTTTTTAGAAAAAATAGTGAGACCGGAGTACAGAGTGGTCCAGATTATGCTACGCTTGGTATGTATAAAGGTTCGGCAGATTGGAAATATATTACATTCACTTATGACTACTCTGAAAAAACAAATTTTGATCAATTGAAGACATCATTGCGATTCAATCTTGAAGGTGCTACAAGCGGTACAGCTTGGGTAACAGGAATCAAGGTTGAAATTGGTAGTGTGGCGACGGACTGGAGTCCTGCGCCTGAGGACGCTGATGGTCTCATTACTGAAGCTAAGGCTACCTTTGAGCGGACAGCTCAGGGCTTGCGAACCGACTTATCAGCTATTCAGGAATATGTAAATAAAGACGGTCAGCGACAGGAAGCCCTACAGCGCTATACTCGTGAGGAGAGCACGAGACAAGCGACAGCAGTCCGTGAGCTGGTCAATCGTGATTTCGTTGGTAAGGCTACTTATCAAGAAGATGTTAAGGGTATCAATCAGAGGATTGAAGCTGTTAAAACTAGTGCGAATAAAGACATCGCTAGTCAAATCGCTAGCTATCGTCAATCTGTAGATGGTAAGTTCACGGATATTTCAAGTCAGATAACTACTTATAAGCAAGATGTGGGCGGTCAAATCAGTGGTCTATCAAATAGACTTACAAGCAGTGAGCAAGGAACCACTACTCAGATTTCAAATCTTTCAAATCGGATAAACAGTAACAAACAAGGCGCAGATAATCAGATTTCAAATTTAAAGACTCAGGTCGCTACAAACAAGGATAATGCTGAACGACAAATGGGTAGAATATCTGATCAGGTTTCTGCAAACAAAGCGAATGCTGATAGTCAATTTGCGAATGTGACCAATCAACTAGCGCGAAAAGTAGAGACTACTGACTTCCAGCGTGTTAAGGAAACCAGTAAACTTTACGAGCGGATTTTGGGCAATACTGAAAATGGAATTGCGGATAAGGTTGCTCGCATGGCTCTGACTAATCAACTGTTTCAGGTTGAGGTGGCTAAAAATGCCAGCAATGGTCAAAATTTGTTGAAAGGCACAAAAGACTTCTCAGGGGGTTGGAAAAACAAGGGTGCAAATTGGAAAAAGCACGCTGAAAAATACAAAGGTGTTGATGTCCTATTTAAAAATAATTCGTGGAATGGCGTTGGACAAGAGATTGATGCAAAAATTGGTGAAGTCTATACATTCAGCTTATGGATGAAGAGCGACTGGAAGAATGATACAGTAAATTTCTATGTAAATAGAAATGGATCTGTTGAGAAAGGTTGGGGTGTTCCATCTGAAACATCGGTCGCTATAACAAGTGAATGGAAACGTTACTCATTTACCTTCAAAATTACTGTGGACGGCTTCATCTTTCCTCGTGTAGAACGACTTAATCAAAATACAAATCTATATATTGCAGGTCTTAAACTTGAAAAAGGATCGTATGCAACACCGTACACCGAAGCTCCTGAAGACACGGACGAAGCGATTCGCTCTGTTCAAAGCCAACTAACTGGCTCATGGGCAGTTCAAAACATCAACTCGGCTGGAGATATCATCTCTGGAATCAATCTTGGCGCCAATGGACATAACCGCTTCGTTGGGAAATTGACCCACATCACTGGAGAGACCCTGATTGACAGAGCAGTCATCAAGTCTGCCATGGTTGATAAGCTCAAAACGGCCAATTTTGAAGCTGGTTCGGTCACGACTACGATATTAGACGCTGAAGCGGTAACTGCTGAGAAGTTGAAAGTTGACAATGCGCTTATTAGAAAATTAACTGCAAATGATGCTTTTATTGACCAACTGATATCTAAACGTATCTTCTCTACTAAGGTTGAGTCCGTCATTTCTAGCTCAACCTTCCTAGAAGCCTATCAAGGCCGAATCGGTGGATTCACACTTGGTCAATTTGACCAGGGTGGCGGTCGCTGGATTTCAGGTGTCAATCAGTTCTCTGTTGGTATGGGGAATGGTGCCGGGTATGGAGTCCGGACAGCCTTCTGGGCGAACTGGGGAAATAATTGGAACTATGCCGGACCTAAAGCATGGAACGTCAATACTGATGGGAAAATGTACTGTAGGAATGAAGTCGGTTTTTATGATCAAGTGGATTTTTCGAATTCATCGAGAGCAAACTTCTATGGGAATACTACTTTTTCTCGTTCTCCTGTGTTTTCAAATGGTATCGAACTTGGAAGTAAAGATGTGCTTGGTGATGGTTGGAATCCCAAAGGCGGAAGGAATGCGGTTGTTTGGTGGAATCAGGTCGGTAGCGGTAGCTTGAAGTATTGGATGGAACAAAAATCAGATAGACGCTTAAAAGAGAACATCACAGATACAGCTGTGAAAGCCTTGGATAAAATCAACAGATTAAGAATGGTTGCATTTGATTTCATCGAAAATAAGAAACATGAGGAGATTGGTCTAATAGCTCAAGAGGCTGAAACCATCGTTCCAAGAATTGTCTCACGAGATCCTGAGAATCCAGATGGCTATCTACATATTGACTATACCGCTTTAGTTCCTTACTTAATCAAGGCTATTCAAGAATTAAATCAAAAAATAGAAAAAATGGAGAAAACAATAGCATGAATAACAACATGTTGACCAATATCGCACTTAAAGCAATTCAGGAGTTTGCTCTTGAAAATAGAAAACGAACACACAGATTGGAGAACTTAGAAAATGAACACAGAACAGCTTAACCAAGCCTTACAAATGACAATTCGTGAAATGTCAACAACTTCAACAGATTCGATGATTACAAGTAATTTCTTGAGTATTCAGTTGAATGAGCAAAGGGAAGAGAATCAAAGACTTCAAGCACGAGTGGATGAGCTGGAAGCTCTGCTTGATGAACAAACTAAACCAGCAGACAAAGGAGAATAGACATGGCAGAAACAATTCAAAACACAGATAACTTACTAGACCTTACAAAAATCACAGAACCATTTGATCTTGCGAGTGCTTTGCGCTACATGAAAGAAAATGGAGAGTTCATTCGTTGCAAGAATGTAAGCGATGACTTCTATATGTATCGTGACGTTCAAAAACGTCCTGTGATCGTAAATGGCCGTCGCCAATTCAAGGATGTTGAAACCGTTTGGGCGTTCAATCAGTGGGGTGGTACAATCGCAACAATCAACGTAGCCGTTCTGTTGAATCATGAATTCTATATCATGAAATTTGATGCAGAGGGCAATCCTGACTGGACGGTTCCAACGGTAGAACCTAAAGAATAGGAGGTTGTATGCCAATTGAAGAAGCTGAAAAAATCGCTCAAAGTCAGGTAGCTTGGGCGATTTTGTTTATCTTGCTTTTCTTTATTATCATTCGATATCTTATCAAGACTTCGGACAAGCGAGAGAAGAAGATTATGGATTTGCACGAGCAATCAAAGGCCGACTCTAATAGACGAGAAGAGCGTTTGATGACTCACCTAGAAAAGACCACTACAGAATTAACCACAATCACTCACACGGTCGGAGACATTCAAAAAGAAATGGTTCGCATGAACGACCGCATGGAAGAAATCGAAAAAGGAGAATAACAAATGCAACAAATTACTGAAATCATTACTAATGGAGCAATCAGCATCCTAGTCATTTTGGCAGGGGTTGTAGTTAGGGCAGTCAAGGAATACCTCGTCAAAAAAGGTGGAGAAAAGACTATCAAGATTGTTGAAATCTTGGCCAAGAACGCAGTTAATGCCGTGGAGCAGGTAGCTGCTGAAACTGGCTACAAGGGAGATGAAAAACTGGCACAGGCTCGCGCTAAAATTCGTGCTGAGCTTACAAAATACAATATTAGCATGACTGACAAAGACTTAGACACCTTCGTAGAGTCAGCAGTGAAACAGATGAACGACGCTTGGAAAGGACAAGAGTAATGGATATCGATAGAAACAGACTACGAACAGGCTTGCCCCAGGTTGGGGTGCAGCCTTATCGACAAGTACACGCCCACTCAACAGGCAACCGTAACTCAACAGCTCAAAATGAGGCTGATTACCACTATAGAAAGGACCCTGAACTAGGGTTCTTTTCACATGTTGTCGGAAATGGCCGTGTCATGCAAGTAGGTCCTGTGAACAACGGAAGTTGGGATGTTGGGGGCGGTTGGAATACTGAGAGTTACGCAGCGGTTGAACTGATTGAAAGCCATTCAACTAAAGAAGAGTTCATGACGGACTACCGCCTTTATATCGAACTCTTACGCAATCTAGCGGACGAAGCAGGCTTGCCGAAGACTCTTGATACAGACGACTTGGCAGGTATCAAGACGCATGAATACTGTACCAATAACCAACCAAACAACCACTCAGACCATGTGGATCCATATCCATATCTTGCTAAATGGGGCATTAGCCGTGAACAGTTTAAGCAAGACATCGAAAACGGCTTGAGAGCTGCAACAGGCTGGCAGAAAAATGGCACTGGCTACTGGTACGTACACTCAGACGGCTCTTATCCAAAAGATAAGTTTGAGAAAATCAACGGTACCTGGTATTATTTCGATGGCTCAGGCTATATGCTTTCAGACCGCTGGAAGAAGCACACAGACGGTAATTGGTACTACTTTGACCAATCAGGCGAAATGGCCACAGGCTGGAAGAAAATCGCTGAGAAGTGGTACTATTTTGATGTAGAAGGTGCCATGAAGACAGGCTGGGTCAAGTACAAGAACACTTGGTACTACTTAGACGCTAAAGAAGGCGCTATGGTATCAAACGCCTTCGTCCAGTCCGCAGACGGAACAGGCTGGTACTACCTCAAACCAGACGGAACACTGGCAGATAAGCCAGACTTCACAGTAGAGCCAGATGGCTTGATTACAGTTAAATAAATAGAAAGGAAACTTTCTAAATTGTTCTTTCACCGCAGGCTCAGGCTTGCGGTTTTTTTGTTTGTCTGAAAATTGACTTGTTGGCGTCAACAAATAGTATTAAATCGCTTGGTTGCCAATTTTGTTGACATTAACAAAATTGCTCTGAAAGTACTGTCTGAATTAAAAAAGTAATGATTTTTCACTGCTTTTTTATTTTTCTACGAATATATAAGTAGGAGGAATAAAAATGAAGATTTTAAATATTGAACTAGCAAATGTAGAGCAGACAGACTTAGGTTTTGAGCATTGGGTAGATGTGACTTATCAGGTTCCGATTTTGAAGAATGAATACACGGTCAAGCTATTATTACTTATGGAATGCAGGATAGAGGACCAAGAGGTTATTGAGTATCTGGTCAGCACTTGGAAGTATCGTGATCTCGTGTTGCATTCGGTAAGGATGTATGAGATAGAAAAGAGTGAGAGTTTTACTATCCTTGATTGAGATGT